AAATAAGTACTATAGTCAGATCCGGTACCATAGGCCACAGCCGTATAATCATCCGCTACCCGGACAATCGAATAGGAAGCGCTGTCTAAAACCTCCGTTGGATTGTTCGCTGTGGCTTTAACGTATATTGTAGGAGACCAGTTCTTGTCTCTTATAAATAATCTAAACCGTGCAGTCTCCGATCTAGAATACTTCTTTTTCAAATTTTTAATTGAAGTAACTCTCTCAAAAGTTGGTGCGTTATTATAGGTTGGAAATTTTGTGGGATAGAGCGAGCCCGTAAAATACTCCACATTTTCGCTGTGCCAAACATCGAACATGGCCGTTAGTGGAGTAGCGGCCGCAGTTACAGCAAATGAAGCAGAATAAATGCCCGTACTAACATACCCTCCAGTAACATTAACATCAAGATCGGCAGCTACGCCACCACCGACGGGTAGCCAAACCTTTGCACCCGTCGGGGAAGAGTTATTCGAAGAACCCGAATATATTGAGAGAAGGATTTCGCCCGTACCGATGGCGGGAATATTTACCAAGCGACCGCGGATATAATTATAATAGTATAAAGTATTAAGATTATCTGCGGCGGGAGCTAGCGAACTAGAATAGTAAAAATCTCCGCGATCATCAATAATCCGNGAATCCCAGCGGGCCTCTAGAGTGGGTCGCTTAAAGAAATATTGGGAAGAGCGAGCAGAGAATCTCTTGGTATAATAGGTGTCCTCGGATCCGCCGGGGTTATGGATAAGGCTGCCATTATCTAGCCCCGTTGAACTTGAATAGAGAGCCTCTTCGCTTCCTGTTAGTCTTATCCCAAAGCCGTTGTTGGCCCTCGTGCCATCTATCCACTGTTCTACCATCGGGGTAACATCGACCTCTAGATCCTCATAGCCCAACGAGAAGTTAGCAGCATAGTGGGGGTCGCCAGAGGCAGTATGATAGTCTCCTCCTACTTTGGACCACGCGTTGCTAGCGCTCGCGTTAATCCAATTAGAGTTTCCCAGGTCAGTATACTCGTCCATGTCTAGGCCGGTTCCTTCCACCCAAGAGCGAGAAACTGCATGCACGGTGAGCGTAAAATCCTGTGGTAACGTGAACGCAGTCGCGACATTAAATAATTTAAGGTAAAAGGAAACACTCCCAGATGCCGGGAGGGTCCCGGCGTCCCTGTCGGCTGATATGCTACTAATGGGGAATTCTACTAAAGTTCGCGCCAGCTCTTGACTACGACCATTAGTCGATGAAGAAGCCTGGCCATATATAGAGTAAACCTCCAGAGAGTCTGCATAGCCCATATTGGACCCGGTACCTCTAGTCGAAAGAGTATAATTATAACCGTTCGTAATTATGGTGTCTTTATCCGCCCAATACCTTTTGATAGTCATTAGGTAACGCTTCCTACAATGTCCGAAGAGGAAAACTTAAGTTCAAAAATAGTATTATGTTCTGCATTTAACTGACGTCCGTCATTAGATAAATTTGCCTCAAAATCAAAACTAGTTTCAGAATAATTGCCACCTTGTTTTTGTAATAATCTTACGTCTAGCACGTCAATCACACCCGGGACTCTTTGCAATTCTTTGTAGATATTTCCGACAGATAATGCTTCTCCAATATCAAATTGCTTCTTTGCATAAAAATTCCTTAAACGGTTGGATGCGGCCGCCACAACATTAAAGCGATTTTCTTCAAAGTCTGCGACAACAGTAAAGTTTATACCAAAATTAACAACTTTCGCATCTCGTACGTCTATTGTGTCATTAATCATTTTATAGTGAGATAACCATATTTTTAAGTTCTCTTTAATAGTTCTTGTGGTTGGAATTAAAAATCCATTAGGATCCGAAGTAATAACATACATATTAAGGTTTCTTTTAAATGAGTCAAAATCTCTCTCAAATGCGCAACGTTTTACGGAACCAAAGCTGGGGGGCATTCCATATACAAGTGCTTTATAATCTTCAATTGTTACCGCGCGGTTCTGAGCCGCATAATGGCTGAAGACTCGTTGTTTAAGTTCTGTGGCGTTGGGAATACTAATATCCCCCACAATTGGATTTTCATTAGAAACCTCTAAAGATTTTCTAACAGAACTAACGATAGAGCCGTTCAAAGATTGACGATTTTGAAACGTCAATAGCGGAAGACCTACTGAGTTTAATGCATTTGCTCCTATGTTAACGTCTGCTGATGTATTGATTCTGTATGTTATAGCAAGAGTCGTGTTTGATGGCCCTACACCAAATTTGTCTGTTTCTGTAAGATTCGTTGGGTCAAAATCGTTTTGGGTTATATAGTCTCTTCCGTGCCTCTGGAGAACAATCTTGCTCGGGTCTGCGACAGCCTCGTTTGTCAACTGACCCTCGGAGCCATATCCAAACTGTAGAAATGCTTCACCGGGGATTTTTTCAAGCGTAAACCTTCTAGTCACCGGAATCGCTTTCATAATTGAGGGCACCGAATCTCTATCGGCATTATTGTTTCTAATTGCTTTAAAAACAATTTCTTGTGATAAATGGTCGACTTCATAATAGCGATGTCCCTCGGAGTCTACCACTCTTAGTATTTCAGTCGGGGTCGGATGATTTAAGCGTATTTTTCTAAACTTTGTAAAATTTCCAATCGGCACCACTTGTCTCTCGGTACGCCCAGAAATAACTCTTCCAACTGCTTTTATGGCATAGTGAGTAGGAACACCTGTATTAGTATTAATTTGATTAACAATTACTTGATTTGTAGGCGCCGCAAAATTAACATCATCTATCAGCGTAAACTGTTGGCCTCCCGCAGCGGTAAATGTTGAATTAGAACGCAAGACAGGAAGATATTTCGAATCGGGGGCGCCCAGACCGTCGGCTGGGATAGAAATATAAAACTGAGCCTCCCCCATCGAAGAAAAGGCGACCGAATACTTATATCCCAGCTGTCGAGCAATCTTGACTACATTTTGATATTCAGTTGCGGTATCTAAAAAAGTTTCGTTTACTTGGTAGTCTAGGTAGAAAGATAGAACATCGCCCACGTATGACACGGTGTCCAGCATAAGAGACCCAAAACCAGCAGTATTAAAGTCTTTATATGAATCTGCGTAATACCTGCGTACATAATCTAATAAATTATTTCTAATCGACTCAAAATCTCGACCAGCATAATTAATAATTTTTAACTGCTTCTTACTATTGGTTGCTATGTCTTGCGGCATGATCTATAATTCCTATAAGTTAGTTGGGGATCCCACACCGATGCTGGCACTACCAGCTCTGGGGATAGAAAAATTAACAACAACACTCAAAAGCACTCCCTCGTCGAGATTGGTTATTCCTTTATTAAACTCGATCGAATGTATATTAAGAAAATCCATATAGGCTGCCTTTTGGTCTTGAATCGTTGCTGCGATTTGACCTTGTAAAAATGGTGTATTTTGCTCAAACAAGAAATGCTTCAGACCTACTCCAAAATTTCTATCCATTATTCTTTCACCTGGGGAAGTTAAAAGTAAATTCTTAAAATTTTGTACAATAACCTGTCGTAGGGTGGTGTTTATTGCATATGCACCAATATTATTATCTATTAAGAGTGGGAATTGTGGTGAGTATCCAATCATGATAAGGGCCGTTAATTATAATTAGTACAGTCTAGTAATTAGTCTTCCTCATTTGGCTCCGCCCAATCAGGAGTACCGGGAACTACTGGGTTGTCATCGGTTGGGGGCCACGATACTGTCATTCCGGGTTCGGCCTCCTCCCTACAATCTGCTGTTTCAATGAGGTTTTCTGGCCAATCCCCCAGCCTTAATAATAAATAGATAACTCCTATGGGAGAAATCGGAGGAATTGCAAACGTATAAGGAAGTGTCCCAAGCAAATCCAACCCCTTTGCAGAAATTTTTGGTTTCATGATCTCAGGAACAGGGTTTCCCCATGGATCGTCTGGGTATCCTTGATCAATCTTGCCCTGTATTAAAGCAAATACCTGTTCCATGCTCATTGGAAGTTGCGACGGGATCGCAGGAAGACTGGCATTTAATTCTTCTTGTGTTGGGTTGTCATTACACGCCCCGTCAACACCGCCGCCCACAGCAGCATCTAGTGGGCCAGGAGTCATACCGGAAGCCAGAGACATCGCCAGATTAGCCATCTGCTCGGCCTGCTCCATGCCCTGAAAAACTTGGCCACTCACATCTTTTATCATTTTAGCTAAAATAACGTGTGGCTCCATCATTTCCGCGAGGCCTTTAATAATATGTTTTGGCGTATCTTTAAGCATCTTATTAACAAATGATTGTCCCATATTGGCAAGAGGAGTTAGGGTTGACTGAATGCCGCTCATTATTTGTGCATCGAGAGCGCTCTGATCGCAGGGGGAGGTTGCTCCATAATCATCGCCGGCAAACGCAGCCTGAATAGCTAACACCAGGGTGTGTTTAGTGTCGGAGAAAATATCTTGATGTTGGAAAAGAGTATAATAATTTTTAATCTCTCCTGTAAGGTACAGATACTGTAAGATCTTTGCAACGTCCACCATTTCACCATTTCCGAACAAACGTTGTGTTTGAGAAGCTAGAGACCTTATAAGCGACAATTTAACACTCGGCTGTTCTGGGGAAGTTCTCCCGGCCGGCTGTGGCTCATTAAATAGAAAATCAACATATCTCGCAAAACCGCCGGAGGTGCCATTTTGTATCATAAAATCTTGGAACTTATTAGAAAAGAGATCATCTGTTATTGACCTTACGGCCGTTTTGCCGGTTGCTATATTAGCAATAAATTTGCCTCCCGTGAGCGGGCCAAAGAGATAGTAAGATTTCTGTTGCTTCATTAAATTCTCGTTTCCTGATAAAAGGCGAACCATTGTATCTCGCTCCTCGGTATCTAATAGCGGAGTTAGATAAGCCAGCCTCATACCCATCTGAATTGAGGGAAAGATCTCCGCTAGGAGCGATCCAATTCCAGTAAAAACGGGAGGCGGCGGATCTTGGCCTTCAGAGGCGCCCAGGGTCTTGCCGTCGGCGCGAGCGCGCAGCCTTGAAATTTCGTATTGCATAAAGGTGTCATTATCATCGGCATCGCCAGAGCGAAATTGGCCAACCATGGGCGAAAGATTTCCTTGACCAAAACTAAAGGTTGTGCCGGCAAATACTGCCATCCCGGACATTAGATCTTCTTGTGTTCGATATGTATCGAATATTGACATCATAATATCGAAATTGTCGACCCAAACTTGGTCATCGCCGCTAGCTTCTCTAAAATCTAAAAATGGAGCGTAGTACTGATTTCCGGCTTCCTCTGCAGCAGGAAGATTACTATTTGTCCCATCTAAGTCCTCCGACCTCTTGAGAAGTAAGTACATATAGATGCCTCCAAATCGTACAGCGCTCATCGCGTCCTCGGGGGAGATTTCACCAAATGAACTATGCCCATCGAAGTAATTCTTCTCCGCGCGGACGACAATTTTAAAACTTTGCGATTCAAATATGGTGTTGCCGTGGCCGAAGGCGCCGAAGTCAAGGTCATTTTTCATGTGCTCGTCAAATGGTGATATGCCCGCATCATTTGCTCCCGCTCCCTGGAGTCCCCCGCGTAGACTTTGAAGTTCATTTAAGGACATCCCCAGGAGCGACTGGATGGCTTCAAGTTTCGCTTGCCCCCAGCCGGGGGACTGCGACGACGGGGGATTTATCTCATATTCGCCCGCAAAGGTATTTCCGCTAACGTTTCGAAGCTCCCTAAGTGGTGTCCGGGCTGTGTAAACGGTGCCAGGATTGGTCGCGTGCTCGCCACATCTTATTTTAAAACGGCGGTCCATTGTATCGCTATTGAGCGAGTCCGGTGGTCGGTTAGAGCCTTGAATATTTTTAACCCATCCTCGTATAAGAGCATAATCCGACAGTTTCATCGGATCGCTTCCGTCGTCCCCAAGTCCCCACTCGGAGCCGGCCGGACTAACTTGAATATATATATTTTTTAATGAATGGTCGGTGGGGGCCGGGGAATTCCATCCGGGGTCAGTGCACGGGTCCTCGTTGAGGGCCTGGTCGACGACGTTTATTTGTAGATCGTGCGCAGTCCGACCGCGAAGAGCAAACGGGATGGGGATGTACCCACCGGGCTGCAACTGGAGCGCATCAGATAAAATCTTGAAAGTTTTATTAAAAAAATCAAAACTCATATAGTACCTTTTGCTGCCTGCAGAAATCGCAGAGGGCTGGGAGTCAGGCGCCGCTGCAGCAGAAAGATTACTGCCACCGACTTCTATAGTCCCCACGCCAGCCTCTACCTCTTGAATCTGATCCATGGTATCGGCAAAGTCCCGAAGTTGACCAACGAAGCTTCCCAAAATGGTGCCGTCTAGGCTATTAACAAATTCTGCAAAGGTATCTGGGTTATAGTCAATAAGCATATATTTTTCTGCTACTAAGGCGCCATAGTCTAATATAGAATCAATCTCTTTTTTTGCCTTAAGGTATTCGGATCCGCCGAATTGATCTTCGAAATACATAGACGGGTCCAAGATCGGAGCTGTCTGCATGTAGTCGTTAAAATCAATAAAATCTTGAAGGCGTGCCTTACTATCCCGTAGATAATTAAGCCACGAAAAATAGAACATAGTCTTAAGGCCCAGGGGATCCCCGTATGGCGCGTCGCTCATGAGGGAAACGTTGGTGAAATCGAAATAGTGTGAAACTGCCGCAGGCGTGTCGGACTCCGGGATCGGCGGGAGGTCGAGCGATTCATCCACCGTAATCTGAACCGCAAGCGAGTCCGTGGCGGGGGACAGGAAGCCTTCGTCAAAATATTGAGGGTTAAACGTTGGTATTTCAACATGAGGGATCCCATGTAAAAGATAGTTTTCTACTGTATTGCTTCCTTTAATCTTGAAATAAGACTTAATAGTTTCCTGGGTTCCTTTTAATCGTTTTTCAAACAGATACCGAATGGCAATAGCTTGAAGTTGTGAATCATCGAGTTCTACTTTATTAGCATCAAAGGCCTTTAAGCGTGTTTCAAGAGGAGGGGTGGAGGTTTGAGGATTTTCCGGGGGAGTGTACTCGCCTGTAAATGGATCGGTGGAGCCGGCCGTTTGGAATACGGGTATTATCAATCCATTATTTACAATAAAATCTTCAATTTCCTGAGAGTGACCTGTGATAGGATACCCCATTGTGTTAAATCCCACAGGATCCCTATCAATAAATTTCCTAACAGCCAAGGCAGCACCTTTTCGAACTACCGAAGGAATACGCGCATAGCTCTGATTAGTGGCGCCATAGGTGTCGCGGCCGCGTGCTACCTGTGAAAACAGCTCTGTCACAATCTCCGGAGCATCTGTCAGAAAATTAGCGCCAAACTCACTAATAACAAAAATATTTTTAAGTAATAAGTCCATAATAAGGACCTGAAGATAGGCACTTACCAAAGCTAAAATGCCAGCATCTCGAACAGGGCCAAGTTCTGTTTCTCTATCCGTGCACGAATTGTCAACAAATTCCTGAAGGGCCTCTCTTTTAATTTGATTAGCATCAAAAAGATCAGTATCACCCATGCGCCCATCCGTACAAAACTTGGGAAACAAGCTTAAGGCACTCATGGTGGTGGCATTAAACAATGGGGAATTGCTTATTTGATAAGCAAACATATTAATCAATGAAAAATAAACAGCTGGGTATAATCTTTTAACGAAGATATCATCTAAAACGCTGTCCAAGCTCGGAGATGCCGTTCCAAGAAGCGTCTTGGCCGGTTCGGTAACTACTGATCCAAAGTCTTTAGCCTCTTGCTCTCGGAGAATGCCCTCGAAGAAGTATGCTGGGATCCCACCGCCGGGGTTCGGAGCATTCGACGGGTCCAGAACGGCCAAAACTTCAGAATTTTGATTACTCTCGGCTGAACTCGGAGGAACCACATCAGTAAAAGTGTATATCTTATCCCGAATCTTATGAAATTCGGGGTTGGCTCCGAGGCGCCCCGAGCCCCCTAAAGAATAAACCACGGATTTACCATAAGGGAGCGATCCAGCAAGAGCTGGTCCGAAAGCCTCCGACCAGGGAGGATTTGGGAACGGGATATCCGTTAAAAATGAATAATACCATGTCGGGGGGTAGGGCTCGGGGATGGTTCGCCAGAACCCAGCCGAATCAAACAGTTTACTTGTTTTGAAATTATCTTCAATATTTTGATAAAAACGACGAGTTTTTGGAGCAACTGCATACTCAACTGAAGCCTGTAAATCTGCAAGGCGCTGCTGCTTCGGCATTTCAGCAATATTTTTAAGCTTTTCGCCAATCTTCTGAAAATCACTAAAATTGTCTGACACCTGAGAGGGTATTAGTCCTCCGATGAAGGCGGCGGCGTCGCCGTCTTCATCCATCTCTACTGGAGGATTAAGAGATGAGCTTAGGGCTCTAATCTCATTCATCCTATCGACATTTGCCGGGCTCAATACGTCCGGCTGTATCACGATTGCTTTAAAGTTGCCCAAATCGGTGATAAAAGATTGTTGTGCTGGCTGCAAGATTGAATCGACCAAAGTGGTGACAGCATAATTATAAGATGCTACGTCTGCCATAGCAGGTACTATGCCGCCGCCACAAGACATATCCGGCGTGAGATCTGCTACTTCATTCAACATATCTAGTAGTTCTTGGAACGCCTCATTCTCAGCTAGCTGGTCTTCAATTTCACAGGGATCAATATCACTAATATCAGGTAATATATTATTATAAATACCCTCACAATAGCTCGGATCCAACATCGACCCTAAACACAGAAAAAATTCTATAACAGTGCCATCATCCGGGAGCGCTGCTTGGGCGGCCGTTAGTTCCGGATAAGCCAAGACGCTCCGAATAATCTGTAAAACATCATTGGAAGGATAGCCACTCAGCAAATCACAGGTTTCTCTATCTGATATCTGATTTGACAAAGAATCAAAAAACAGATTAGCCTGGGCTGTCGAGATCCTATAGTCGCTATAGCAATTAGCTGGGCCGCCAGGAGGAGCAAGGGGGCTTAGGAAATGATCGATCGCATTCTGAACAGGCTGAGTAGGGGTGACGGGGTGATCGTCTTTGAGGCAAAGCTCTCTTATAATGTCCGCTATGGCCTCAATCATCCCGAACAATGCCTGCATCGCGGCACGCTTTAGACCCTCTTCTACTTGAGCCTGTAACTGTTTGTTGATGTTAATAATTGGTAACTTTAAACTAATATCTGGAAAGCGCAGCAAAAGACGAGGAGGTACAGGTGAAAAAGGATCAACACCAGGAATAAAATCAGGCATCTCTCCCCTAAAGCCCACTTTGAACAATAAGCACTCTAAAGCTGCCTCAATAAGCGCGCTAATCCTGTATTTATTCAAAAATTCAGAAACCTTGTTTATTTCGCCAGTTGCATTTTGTATCTCTTTTGTAATTTTACCTAATCGTCTCTGCAGCGAATCTTCTTGTTGCTTCGCTTTGCGCGCTTCTTGATAGGCTCTCTCAATAATCGTAGGATTTGACATATAAGCATCGAGGCGGCGCTTCGTTCCAGCAGTTTCCCCTAGTTTGCCGAACGCATTATTCTCAACCGCGTCTTCTACTGTCTTTGTTTCTTCGTTGGTGCTGGGGCGCCCGAAATGATTTACAGTAACGGTTGGCATAAACTGGCTAATAAACTGTGTCCAATTAATTTGGCTCCTACGTACCATGAAAATATCGTTTAGTTGCGAAACCAATTGATTGACGGCTATATTTTTACCAGCGGGCAGTTCATCAAAATAGTATGACAATCCTTTGGTGGGTATTACTATCATTTTTGGAGATTTTTGAGAAGAATTCCAAGAGAGATATGCAGAGCCTCCGGAGGGTGCATCGATGGCTTGGGGTGGGCTTGGATGTCCCGCCTTCACCGTTAATTCTACATATATCACCTTAGAGGCACTATTAAATCCCAATTTCACTGATTGATAGTGGTCAAAATTGAGATCATTAAAAGAAATAAAATTTTCTAGATTATCAAAAAATACTTTTACCTTACTTAGAAGGTCCAAAAAGTTAAGGCGCGGCGATACCTGCCCATTAAAAAACTGTAGTTGCTGTTGATATATTTTAAAACCTGTCTCTAGGTGCGAAAGAAAGGGCTTTATTTGACTCGTTTGAATGATCTCATATTGAGTGACACCTGTTTTGGGAACCTCAGAGGGAGCCACATCTCGTATAAGATCGGGGTTGTTCATTACTGTTTTAGGCAGCGCTAGCAGCACAATTGGGTTTACTAGTTTTCTTTCAGGAAAATATATATTCTTTATTTGTAGGGTTAAGCCAACGGGGATGGGGGGATCGAGTGCGGCGCGGAACGCTGCAGACGTCTGCCGTTTACCATAAAAAGATAAAAGAGAATTTAAAGAAGAATTATGAAGCTCCGGTGGCACATAATTTGAAGTAGTGCTAGAATTAGCAGGGTCAGCGAGGTCGCGCTCTATAACGGGAGAATATACATTAATATAATAATTGTCCTCGTCTTCATAGGGCTTGTCAGCCTTTCGAGCATACCAATTTCTTTTTTTTAAAATAGCCATTCTTAATTAACGTTATTCAGGGCACTCAATATGTATTTTTTAGCTAGCGGATTAAAATATGAATTTTTATCCGACGCCTTGTTAATTCCCATAAAAANGAGAGAGGTTTCGGTTTCAGAAACCAACTGAAATGTTGCTTTTATACCCTCAAATATCAGGTTAGTTGATGGGGCGCCCGTTAGCCCATAAAACGGAGAACGATGATTATGAATCAAAAGTTTATCATTAAGCCCTCGTTGATATTTTAAAAAGGAAGTAACTGTTTCCCTAAGATCGTCTACATCGCTCATCATAGCCTGTAAGGCCTTTACCAAATTCTCTCCTTTTACCAGTGGCTGTAAATCTTGATCATCGCCGCCGGCTATTAGATCAATCCCCGGGACGGCGAGGATCTTGCGAGTTTGCGAATTTCGGTTATCCACTCCCGTTACTAATTTCATCCCGCCATCTCGTGCTACCATGCGAACCGCGTCTGCCTTCATCACAGCAGCAGATTGACCTGTGACAGTGCCAATCTTTCCTTCAGGCAACGAAAGATTGGTGTCGGGATCTGATTTTTGGCTCAGTGTGAAACGAGCAGCATCAATCACATAACTCGGGTTGCTATACATCGTTCCCGATCCAGTACGGCGCGCGTAGCCGCCCATGTTGCCCGCACAAATATCTACAGCCCCTGCGCCCGTGACGCCCTTGCCCCCATACCCACTAGCTTTATTGGTAGGACGATCGACTCCCAAACAAATCGACGCATTCGTCTCTCCCTGCAAAAGTTTTTCTGCAGGAGCTACATTTCTTAGAGGAGGAGGCTTTAGGGTAGGTGCGCAGCCGAAGCCTGCATAACTATAGAAACTCTTAAGACCTAATCCTTTTTTTGGATCGCGGGGATTTCGAATATCAACCGCCGGTGGATCGACTTTGGGTAAACAGTATTTAAGATAGTCTTTAGATGCCATTTTAGCTCCTTTCCCAAATATCTTCTAGAATAGAATTTTTAATCAATTTAAGTTACTCCTGCCGCAACTATCTGGCCATTCTTTTTTAATATTACTTCATAGGACCCATAGGTTGCATAATTTTGAGAGCTATCTAACGCTAAAGTTATATTTCCTTTTGCAGTGTCCTTCAGGTTTCCACCAGATAACCATGCCTTCCCATCAACTATTTTATATACAACATCCCCGTGTGTATTTGTCGGCCTCCCGCTTCTAGCCTTCACCAGGACGTCTCCTATCTGAGCTTTGATCTGACCAGAGGTCCTGGTGGCGAACAAGCTCCAGTTGCCTTTCTTTTTCTTGGCCGATGATGCATAATAATAGTGCGCAGATGACTTAGGAAACTGCGGATCTACACGGTTCAATACATAAGATATGTAAGCTGCACTCCATGCAGTTCCTGTAGGAGACCAGGACCCATAGTTTAGGTGATCCCAATACATCTTAAGACGCGCGAAGACCGCAGGATCACCTTCATTTCTGCCTCCCCAAAAAGCTAACTCAGCCGCAACAACAGCAGTTAGTCCGTTAAGATCGGTACCCACGACGCGCTGGCCAGCTGCTGGCGCCGGCGTATTGGGCAACAGAGTAGTATAGAGTTTGTGTGTTCCGACATCAATTCCTTTCATGCTTCCGCGGGCAGGGGCGCCCCTTGTGGGGCCCGCATAACCGGGAGCAAACGCCCCCATGGAACCTGGGAAGCCGACTGAGCCGCTTGGGCATGTCACACAAGGAGGCGCCATGGGCAAATTAAGTACACCTCCCTGCAAGGAGCCCGGATCAAATGTCACACTAACAACAGTACCAGGAGGTATCATCCCCATAATACCCGGGGCAGAATACCGAAATGCTGGGAATGCTGAAATAAGAGCCTGGCTTCTGGCATCCGTCGGGTTTAGGGTCTCTGGGTCGGGCAGAAGAGTTGTATGTTGGCCACTAGTTACCCGGCAACGAGCTATCAAGCCGGCGCCCATTAGGGCCCCTCCCGTTGCAGGAGAAGTCGAAGGATCTGGTTCGGACCGAAGGACCACGGCTTCAACTGTGTCAGAATTACCAAAAATATTAGGAACGTATTGATTAACTGCAAAATTTCGAACTATCTGAAACGTAGACTCAAATCGAGTGTCCATCCGCATCGCCCCAGTGCCTATGTCTGGGCCCATGGCACGGTCCTGGCCTGCTCGAGCCAATAGAGTCTGAACAACCGTAGGGTCAGCCGTCATCTTTTTAAATTTCCTCTCTCGACTTTAAGCATAAAAGCCACTAATAGGAAATGTCGTGATTTGGCCTGCAGCTGCCAACTGCTTGGCTACCGCAAGTTCATCCAAGCCTTCGCGTCCTCCGCCCCATGACATATGGAANTGCNNCTTGGTGGCCGCGGAAGTGGGTTTCNCATATTCGTTTAGATATCTAAACTGATTGTCATTACCAGCTCCAAACCCCTGTAAGACCGTTTCCACGGCGGCGACATTTGCAGCTTTTGCCGGTATAACACAAAAATCAATTCCACGTCCCTTGGTGTGTCGGCTCGTGTAGCACTTTTTATTTACCCCATCCCGCCGTCGGCCGCCGGAGCCCCAGGCGCCTCCGACACACACTAGCCCATAGTGAAACGCATCATTCCCGCCTGTAACTTTAATAGTTACGTCCGGAACTGTTTGTTTTATGGTCTTAAACACCGCCGATGCAGCTTTTGACATTTCTGCTGTAATATCGACGCCGCTTGATGATATCTCGCCTATGGTTGAGGGTGGAATGAACTTTTCTTTATATCCCAACTCTTTAAGGACCGCTCTTAATGCATCAGCATTTGGGGTTGGCCCGGGCATCACATTACCCAAAAAGTCCGGGGGCGGGGTAGGGAACGCAAATTGGCCCGGAAGGCCGCCTGGGGCGCCGGCGGCCGGCATATAAATTTCTCCCATAGCGGAAAGACCACCGGACGCAGAATTCAAAACCCCAGATGAAAGAGTACCCGGGTCGAAGGTAACACGCACGGGAATACCTGGCGGTATTATCCCCCAAACCATCGATGAATATCGAAACCTTGGAAAAGCAGAAATAAGAGACTGACTACGTACGTCTGTCGGGTCGAGAGACTGGGGATCAGGTAAGAGGGTTGTATGCTGGCCGCTTATTACGCGACACACAGCTATCCGATCTAGGCCGCCCGGGGCCATGGTGGGCGCCATCTCGGCATCAGGGGAAACCGCCTCTGACCGAAGCACGATCGCCTCAACAGTATCGGACGTCCCAAGAATATTGGGGGTATGCGCATCTACAGCTGCCCTTCGAATTATATCAAAGGTAGACTCAAACCGGGTGTCGATGCGTCTAGAGCCAATACCAATGTCGTCATAGGTCCGGGCACCGCCGAGCGAGTTTGTGGCACCTATCCGCGCCAGTAGTTCTTGTACCTCAGACATTTTCCGTTTCCTCGTTTAGCATGTCAAAAAGTTGTTCTTTGTCATCAGCCGATAGACCGAACTGTTGAGACGTCTGCCGTTGCATTAAAGCAGCCAACTTAACCATTTGCTCATTTGANCGCTGCAAATTTTCTACATATTTTGCAGCGATGGAGCCCAAGTCTTTTCGGGCTGAATCTGACACCTTCATGTCGCTAAGGACGTCCATCAAGAGCGTCTTTGCCATGGCCCTATCCTCGCGAATGTTTGTGGTTGTTTCCTCGATATAATCTTCTACTTTTAGATTTTGCCGCTTTCCCATTTTTGTTTAAAAACCCTATATTTTTTTCTTAACTTATTTAAGTTATTGACAACCTGTTTGGTGTTAAGGCCCGTGATCTCCCGCAAGTATAAGTAAATAGCTTTTTTGTTAAAAATTTCAATTTCGTCTGCTGAATCTAATAAGATACGAACTGCCATTAAAACCTTTCGTTCGTTTTCTTTGAGCATAAAGGAATTCCAAGTATCTATCTCTGAATTGAGTGCTTTCCAAAATTCTATTTCTTCTCTAAGTTCAGAATATGTAGGCTCTTGAGATATCACCTTCTCATCGAGTTCATTTAACATATCTTCCAAATAAACTTCAATTTTGTTTTGTTTTTGATTTTTTTTAACTTTATGAATAAACCAATTTTTAGTTACAACAGAAAAGTAAGAAAATGCTTTAGACCCCTTAGAAGGATCATATTTGCTTAGGATCGTTGTAAGCCAAATTTTGCAATCATCTCTTAAGTAATTAATATTTGGGAGATTAGTAAACCTATAGGTATAGATAATTTTATCGACCATTTGATCAAATGCAGGCTGGATAAATTCAATATACAGTTTTGTTTTTAGTTCTCTGTCAGGTGTTTGGGCGTATTTTACGATAGCATCTTCATGTACTTTGGTGAAATAATGATTTTTTGTGCTTTTCTTACGCTTCTTCTTCGGCGCCATCTAATTCTTCCTCTAACTCAAAATCCAGGGTATATTCGAAGATTTCTCTAAATGTTTCCATTTCCTCGTTAACATCTTTTATTTTATGAACAAGCTCTTCAATTATGGGTTCTCCATTAAAAGAATTCATACTATATAAAGATTTTGTAAAAACTTGAAATGCTTTTATTATAAGAAACAAATCACTCATACCGGCAGATATGAAAAAAAACTTTCTGAGAAGTTTAATTACATACCATATTAAAAAGATATTGACTATCAGTGATATACCTAATGTTATGTATATAAACGTCATCTATTATTGTCAAGATCTTTTTTCTGTTGATGTAGCTCTTGGCGCGCATCATCTATGAAATCCTCAGTTACGCAGCCTACTTTAATTTTAGTAATATGCTTGCCAGAAGTAGTAAAGCTCGACAAAACCCTAATAAGGGCCGCCGGAGCATCACACCTAGGGCACGTGCTCTCTATTTCGTCTGACAAATGAAAAATTATTGATAATTCTTCACATTCACTACATCGATAAGTATACCGCGGCACNCTATCGTCTTTGNTCTAAGGCAACCAAACGTTCATGAATGCTCTGTAAGTGCTTCTCCATTTCGCGCGCTTGCGTTCTAACTGCCTCACGAACGCTTTGATCGACTATGTCTTTAACAGCACCTTGACCCATGGCCTGGGGGGCCGTGGTTTCTTTCTGAGTTCGTTTTGTCATTTTTCTTCTCCTTCCTCGTCTTCCACCTCTTCAATGGTGAAATCCGGCGTTATTCCCTCAAGTGATACCACCGGCGGATTAGTAACCATTAAATTTGAATGGGTTTGATCCTCTGGATCAATTTGAAAGTCCATCTCTAATAGGGCCGGAACTATATCACTTTGTTCCATTAATGACTTTTGCAGAGCCATCATTAGGGCTCCAACTGCTTGATTGGTTAACTTCATTTTATTAATCTCCTTATTTTTTTTCCGAAACCGCTCTACCCTTGAGTTGTTCCCAATCTTTTTGGGGGCGGACTTCTAGGTTTTTATCCCAAACGCCTTCCATAACGTTTGTCGATACACCCGATATATTAGCATGATATATTAATGCATTTAAGTCTTTAGGGAAACATGACCCGCCAAATCCTTTATATCCATCGGGCCCTGGTGTAGAAAGATGCGTACGCCCTATACGCTCGTCATACAGAGCGTATTCCACTACCTTATCATAGTCTACACCAGATATATCACAGACTTGTTTAAACTCGTTAGCAAAACTAACCTTTGTTGCAAGAAAACAATTAATAAAATACTTAACTAATTCTGCTGTTTTCGAGCCAGTTTTAACAATAGGAGTTTTTTGAAATACCTTTCGGAACATATTTTTCACTACGGTAGTGGCCGGCCGTGGGCCACCAATAATGATGCGATTTTGACTTTTAAAATCATCAATATAATTTGCCTCGGTCAAAAACTCAGGGCTGAACACGATATCAATATTTTGACACTCCCGGTTAAGTCGCTCCGTCGTTCCTGGTACCACCGTGGATTTAATAACGACTATGTTGTTAAGTTCCAACTCATTTATATCATAGACTACATTCTCTAAAATTGATAGATCACACGACCTATCTCTCTTCATCGGAGTTGGTAAACACACAAACACCACATTGGCGCGCCGGCAAACTTCTTCTAAAGTGGAACAAGTACTAACTTCTTTCTTAAATTTATCATAGGCTACAATATTAAAATATTTTTTCATTCCTTCGCGAATGGCGGTTCCAACGAATCCTTGGCCTACAATGCCGATTGTTTCTCTAGTACTCATTTTATCAATCTTTCAAAACACTCATGTATACCATATACCAAAGACACCGAAGGTTCCCACCCATAATCTCCGATATTATCTATATTAGCTAATGTTTCTTCAACGTCTCCCAATCGTGACGGCTTCCAATCAAAGGTTGTTTCTGGGAAATACGCACATACAATATCTTTTATTTCATTAAGAGATAGATTTTCTCCCGTTCCTATCTCAAACATTTCTCCATTAAATTTATCTTTGTAGTTCATGCAAAAAATGTTCGCTGCTATCACATCTTTGACATGTATCATATCTCTTCTTTGGTGGCCGTCGCCAGTTATAAATGGATTAGTTCCTTTTCGTATTGAATCCATCCAGTTCGAAATAGCAGTAGCGTATGGGCCGTCGGCCGGTTGATCTGGGGAGTACACATTGAAATATCTAAGACTAACTGTGTCTAAATCATATATATCGGAGTATATCTTTGCTTCTAACTCAGTGGTATATTTTTGTAACGCATATGGGCTAATGGGCCCGGCGCCATTACCTTTCACCGAAGAAGAGCTAGAATATATAAACCGCTTAACGGACCCCACCTTCCTTGCAAAATTTAGGGCAATCGTTCCAGCCAAAATATTATTCTCAACTGTTTCTACAGGGTAATCAATGCTGTGACCTACCCTTGGAAAACAAGCTAAATGAAATATATATTCGGGCTGAAAATTGTAATAGTAGGGGTGAAATTCTCCATCGGAATCCTCTCGTAGTACGCGACGGACGTCGCGAGGGACCGTATCCTTAAGATCGATTCCCATCACCTCATGGCCTTGTTTCTTTAACTCCTCAAAAAGTTTAGAACCAATATAGCCCTTATGTCCTGTTACTAAGCATCTAGCCATTTTATTCGTCCCTCTTTCTTACCTGTTCGGAAATCCAACGATAGGCTTTTTCCATGCCCACTCGCAATGCCTGCTCATAATCCCAACCCAACTTCTTTCGAATAAGAGTGTTGTCGGAATTTCTTCCGCGTACTCCCACAGGGCATGGAAATCCATATTTTTCCTCAAATCGAGAACCCTCGATATTATCAATTGTAAGATCTTTTTCAGAAATGTCAATTGCCATTTCAGCAAATTTATTAATCGCGATCATTTCCTCTGATCCAATATTAACAGGGCCCTCAAAAGTGGGGTGGTCCATAAGGCGTCTGGTGGCCTCTATGCACTCATCAATATAGAGGAAGGACCTAGTTTGTGCACCGTCGCCCCAAACTTCAATCTCGTCGCCCTCAGAGGCCATGGCGACCTTCCTGCAGAACGCCGCTGGCGCCTTTTCTCGGCCGCCGTCCCACGTTCCAAGGGGACCAAAAATATTATGATAACGAGCAACTCGAACGGTCAGTCCATAATTGCGCGCAAAAGCGAACCACAGGCGTTCGCTAAACAGCTTTTCCCACCCATACTCTGAATCTGGNTGGGCAGGATATGCCGAATCTTCTGTGCAGTTGGGATTATNCGGATCCATTTGGTTGTGTTCGGGGTACATACACGCGGAGGAGGAATAGAAAACACGAGTGACTTGCTTCTTAACNCACTGCTCGGCAATGTTAAGATTGATCATGGCCGAGTTGTGCATGATATCTGCATCATTCTCGCCAGTGAAAACAAAGCCAGCGCCGCCCATATCTGCTGCAAATTGATAGATCTCATCTAGGTCTTCAGTAACCACTTGGTCGCACACATTGGG